TAATACACAATAAGAGCAACTAGCAAGACGGTACTAGTTCCAATCAACATCAATTCCATTTGTCAACCCTTTATATATCTCATTCATATCTGAGTATAGCATAATAAATGTCTTGCACAATAGGGTGGCTGTAGTATAATAATTTATCTGCTCTCACCAGATAAAAGCTTATTAATTGTGGTGTTGCCTTTGGGGATTCTCAAGGGGTGAGACAGCATCACAACTAATGGGCTTTTTTTATGGCATTAACTAGAAACTACGAACCATCAATCTACGGAAAGGTAAACAAAAAAAGTAGGCTAAAGAAAGCCAATGCTGCTAAAAAAACATTATCCAAGATGTTGCTTACAGATAAGGCTGTCCAAGAGATTTTGCAGAAGGAATTGGCCAAGATAAAAGCTAGTCATACTAAGAGTTATACAAAATGGCTGCCGTATGTAGCTGGTATGAAAGGGGCTGACTTCTATAGAACAAGAGAATGGGCAGAACTGAGATATAAAATACTTGTAAAATACGGCAGAGTGTGTCAATGTTGTGGTGCTGACAAAGTGGTATTACATGTTGACCATATTAAACCGAGGTCTAAATATCCACAACTTGAATTAGATATAAATAACTTGCAAGTTTTATGCGAAACATGTAATGTTGGCAAAAGTAATAAAGACGTAACTGATTGGCGTTAGTGAAAATCTATTCGGGGTACGGAGACGACCCTTCAATGGCATGAAATAAACAACCCAACCAACTACACGCAACGAAGGCGGAGTAGAAGGTAAAAAGCTCGGAAGAGAAGATTTGGGTGTAGGATATATTGGTAAGCATGTAAAAGTACACTGCCTGATTTCCTACCAGACTAGCTAACAGTCTGTGATATACGAATAGGGGAAGCGTTACTCGAGACCACGAGAACTCTACGTCTCCCTTTGCTCGTCTATACCAAACGCATCATGCACACCACATCAACATATCAGCATAACGTGTCTATAAATACAAACTGTATCGACATGTGTTTATAAAAAAGCTGGGAAAAATTGCTTCAGGTACCCCTACCGCTAGGCGAGGGGCCGGGGGGGCAAGGGTATGCTTCTCCACAGCGCGCACTCAGACCAATTCGCACCGCACCCTGCAAGTTATTCCTGCGTAATGATAGGCACGGCAGGCTAGGCCTTGCGATTATATACACGCTAGATAGGGTATGCCTGCTTAAGCTGGTCTAGTGTAATGCCTTGATAGACTAGGCGCTCAAGTGTGAGTAAGTCAGAGTCAGTTTTGAGAGACTGTGAAACAACTAGCATCGCATCATTAAAACTTATCGCTGTATCATTAGCCTTAATACTATCTAATACCTTTGCTTTTCTAGCTTGTTTAGCCATGTGTATATTCTCGCTGGTTGGTTGTTGTATTGGTGTGTTACTTATACTGATAGCATCATCTATTGTTAAGCTGGCATCGAATATGACGCGCTTAAGGCTGCCACGTAATCCGCTGTAGCCTTTTCTTATTGTTTCAACATAGCCATACTTAGTTAGCCTTTTTAATCCCACACATAATGTTGGCGCTTTAATGCCACGATATGCCGCCATTGTAGATAAAGCAGCAAATGTATATCCGCCAGCACTGCAATAAGAGCATATAAGCATTAGATTAATTAAATCGCCACGTGTTAGCCTTTTATCGTTTATGGCGCGTATTGGCAGCACGGCATAAGACCGAGCATCTGGCTTTTTCTCTTTTAACTCAATGCCGGGCTTTTTAGGTATGGTATACATATCAATAAGTTTTATTTATGAATGGCCAGTATATCATTTAAACTTTAATCGCAGATATCTATTGACAAGCTAATCCAATGCTTTATTATTCAATTCACGCAAGTCACCGCGCACTATATAAACACTATTTGAAAGGTAACGATTATGAAAATCACGCTCTTAGCAAATCACAAAAACACCGAAGCCCTATTCCATGCCTTATATATCGTTAAGGTAAACCAAAACACCGAGGGCGAGCCATTAGCCAACAAACAATCGGTGCAAGCCTATAAAGCATTAAAAGAATTATTCAACATTTTAGGCATTGAGGCTTAATATGATTATGCGCGATTATAAGAATCATAAGCCAGCCAGCCCAATAACATTCATTGATTATCTATCTGCTGCCGGGTTTATTTTAACAATCATCACTTTACTATTTGTTGCAACACTATAAGGGAAACTATCATGGAACGAATTACCCAAGCTCAATTAAATTATGCCGTTGAAAGAATTAACGAAGGCACTAAAAGCCCGTTAACACCATACACCAAGGTTGATGGCAAACTAGTGGCTAACATTGGCAATTTTCATATCTATGGCGCTTATGGTGGCTATGGCTTGCACCGTATGTGTAACGAAGGCGGCGGCATTACACAAATAATCGGCATATCTACTAAGCGTGAATTGTATAACCAGCTTCAGGCCATGATTAACGGCATACATTACGCAACACATTAAAACATTCTATAAGCCCATGCTAATCCGTGGGTTTATGGGCTTGCTTTAAGCCATACTATCTAAACACTATCGAAAGGTCACTATTATGAAAACATTTGCAGATATTAAACGCGCGTTGACTGAAGGCGCCATTTTAACCATGACCAGGCATGACTGGTTTCCTAATGGCCCATTGCTTAACAAGCCACGCAAAATCATCAAACGTCAATCTAATGCCATACAATTTGAAGGCGGCAGCTGGTTAAACTTCCCGCCTGCCAGCGATATTTGCGTAAACGATAATGGCTTCAGCGTTTTATTAAGCGTTGAAAAGGCTCAATTTATGACTTATGAATTTAAGGCGGCTTAATATGAAAACTATTACATATAAGACAGCCATTAAAAAATTTAGCAAGCAAGCTAAATTGAAATGCAATGGATTTAAAGTTAAATCTACTTATGACGTTTATTTCAAATTATGTATTGAAGGCCTGGCATATCAATCTAATTATTATATTTTAAGGGCTTAATTATGAATATCTATACCAGGTGGATAGCAGAACTATTAAACATAGATTTAAATAGCGCCTTAAACATACAGAATCAAATGCAAATAGATTTTAGCGAGTGCACCAGGCAGCAATTTAATTACGAAGCCCGCTTAACTCAATCAATTATGGCTGAACTTGCTAATTAAACTTAAAACATACAATTAAGCCCGTTTTATAGGGCTTTTTTGTTGTCTATCGTTTACGCACTGGCTAATTATCACATGAAACACTCGGCAAGGCCATTTTAAGGCGCTATGGCTGGTTTTATTGCTTAACTTAACACATTGTATCAGCCAACAATTTAAAACGATTATAATGCACCATACGCAAGCCAGTTTTATAACGTGTTGCGTTAAATGCCTGCCGGTTTATTTTTTGCCGCGATTCTTAACTGATAGTTTAGTTTTTTAGAATTTTCTAAACTTTTCTGCCATTTTTTGCCATTTTTCTGAAAAGTGAAATATAGGCGAAGGGCGCGAGACAATTTTTATTGCTTGCTTTCATTCAAATGCTGGCTAACTTTCTCTTTCGCTTCATCCACATTTTTATAATTGCCTAAGTGAACAGAGGGCAGCAACCAAACTGAATAGATTGTGGCACCTTGCGAGACGGCCTTTGATATTGCATAGCCACCTTTGCTTCTAGCCACGGTTGCGTCATCCATTCTAGCCGGGCTAAAGTTTACTATTGCATACTTGCCCCAGCTATAGAATCGCACTAAGGCTTACCTCACGCGCAGCTTGCACTGATGACTCTGGAAAGTTCTGCGGATTGTCTAATATGCGAGTGACCCATGAACGGTAATTAGTCTTTGGCTTTAGCTTATCAGCAATAAACTTATTCAACTTATCCACATTCTGTTTGTTCTCGGCATAGCTAACTGGCGCTGGCAATGCGTGATACTCAGCCTCGCGTGGCTTGCATAGCTGAATAATATCAGCAGGCTGTGGCAGTTTGTTAGGCGAGTCTGTCCAATGGTCGAAGGCCCGGCCAACTTGGGAGAAGTCATAGCGTTCGAGCTTATGCCACCAAACACGCAACACTTCTTTTTCAGGTAACGGCTTGCCATAAATAGTAAACACCGCGCATAACATTTCTTTAAAAGCTAGTTTGTCTGTATCAATCATTAGAATGGTGCCTCTTGTGTTGGTGCCTCATCCATAAACCTGCCTTGCGATAAATACGTTGCAGGATTGGGAATGTATTTGCCATCCTCTTGCTGCCATTGCTTCGTTTCTCTCTGCCAGTTCAGCGCATCAATCACTTTCAATATATCAGGCTTCATTTTATCCCACGCCTTACGAGCTGCCAGCTTGCCAGTTTTCTTTGGATATTTATACCAGAAGTCTTCGAAATACATTTCAGTCTCTTGCTGGTCAAGAGATTTACTAGCCTTAACTAAACTAGCCTTACCTATACTAACCTGTGGTTCCAAACTGGATACATCTTGTATACATACTGTATCCAAAGTGTAAACATTGTTGTCTTTCAATGACAATTGTTCTTTGTGTTCACCGTAAATCGTTGGTTTATAACGGTCTTTTTGAATTAGATTATGAATCTTCCAATGCTTGATAACGCACACGCCAGTGTCGAATGGTATGACGAAGTTCTTAGATAGAAGTATCTTCATGTCATCATCAGAGCAGCCTAGCATGCGCTGGACTTTCTTTGTATTGTTAATAAATCCATCATCATCAGCGCGCATTGATAAATGGAAGTATAATGCTTGTGTCGATAGCGGCATGTCTAGGAAAGCATCACTATCTATAATTGTTTTTGCAAACATTCTTCTCTCGGCCATTTCTTTACTCCATGAAAAAGGCTTCACCTGCTAACTCCACTTTTTAAAGGTGGTTGGAAGAACGGTCTTAGTAACCGCCAGTTAGCATGTGAAGCCCCACTAAAATTAATCACTTCCAAGTGATAGAAACATTATATTCTGTGTAATTAAACTTAACGATAAGTTTTACTTATGGATATTTAACGATTGATAAGTAAATACTTGTTGACAGATATATCCAAGCTATCTTATTGTTCTACCTATGCCGACTTTGGCATGACTACGAGGAAACTATCATGGGTGTATTTGGTGATTGGATAGAGGATGATTATACGGAACACGAAGATGACCCGTTCTTTATCCGAGATTTAGTGGAATACTTCTTACAGTTTGAGGCTGACAAGCTATCAGACTACATCGACGAGACAGACTTGCTATCAGATAAGGTCAGGAAGATTATCTATGACCCTAATGATGACAAGCTGGGCCGTATCAGAGACATATATGATGCCGAGATAAACAGATTTGCTAGGTTTGTTGAGGATAATTACAAGTCAAACAAGCATGCAAACTGGGTATTCCATGAAGCGCTAGGGGATAACTAATGTCAGAGCAACAATTTCAACAGACCGTAATGGATGAATTAAGACAACAACAGGAGAACGATATGGAAACGACTGCAACATACAAAGTATTACGCGAGATTGACGTTAATAAATACACAGAAAAGAAAGGCCAGCTTACTTATCTATCATGGACATGGGCTGTAGACCAGCTATTGTTACAAGACCCAATGGCTGTATGGGAGTTCCCTGAGCCACGCGTCTACAACGACACGATGATGGTGTTCTGCAATGTTACTGCGCTTGGCAAGACTATGCGTATGCAATTGCCCGTCATGGATAACCGCAATGCTGCCATTGTCAATCCGGATGCACGTAAGATTAGTGATGCTACGATGCGATGCCTAGCTAAATGTATTGCTTGCTTTGGTATTGGCCTATATATTTTCGCTGGCGAAGACCTGCCGCAAGTAGAGTTTGACACTACACCATTAGTCGACAAGATTAAAACAGCTACAACCATGAGCGAGTTGCAAGAGTATTTCACAGCATCGTTGTCAGCATGTGGTAAGAATAAAGAAGCACAGGCCGTTGTGATTGCAACCAAAGACAGCATGAAAGCTAAACTAGGGAGCAAAGCATGAGCCAGCCCGAACGTTTAGAGAATTACTTAAGCACTCGGCAATCCATCACGCCATTACAAGCGTGGTCAGAGCTGGGAATTTATAGACTAGCATCATGTGTGTATATCTTGAAGAAGAAAGGGCGCAAAATAAATGTTGAACTTGTTAAGGTATCAAACCAGTTTGGCGAGTCATGTCGAGTTGCCCAATACAGCTTGGGAGAATAGCATGATTATCAAATCACTATATGGATTGACTCCGCCTACGCAGAAAGAAAGAGAAGACCGGGATGCTAAGGTTGCTAAAGCAATTAAAGAGATTGGTCATAAGTATCTACTTTCAAAACCATATCCGAGGATAAGATAATGAAACACAAATGGCACAAAGAAATTAAAGCATGGGCTGATGGTGCGGAGATTGAGTATAAATACCATTTGGTTAATGAGTGGAGAGATACAGTTAGGCCACAATGGGATGATGATGGATTTGAATACCGCATTAAACTACAGCCTAAAGAGCCACAGTATATAAATGTATATGGCTATCTTGAAAATCAAAATGTAATTTTTAGACAGCAAATTGGTATGCCATACATAGGCAAAATTAAACTAGAGGTGGATGATGACTGAGATAATTCAAGGCACGGAAGAATGGCATGCACTACGTCTTGGTAAAATCACCGCCAGTCGCATTGCAGACGTCATGGCAACGATTAAAACTGGTGAGGCAGCTAGTCGTGCAGACTACAGGATGCAACTCGTCTGTGAGCGTTTAAATAACAAGCGTGAAGAAGGCTACACCAATCAATACATGGCCAATGGTATCGAGTTAGAACCATTTGCTCGCGCCTGGTATGAGGTGGAGAAGAATGTGTTTGTTAGGCAAGAGGCGTTCATGCAACATCCAATGTTACCTTTCTGTGGGGCTAGTCCTGATGGCATAGTAGAAGAAGATGACGAGCTAGGGTTGATTGAAATCAAATGCCCAAAAGCTACGACACACGCTAAGACAATGCTAGAAGACAGAGCGCCAACAAAATACATGCCACAGATGCAGTTTCAAATGGCATGCAGTGGAGCCAAGTGGGTAGACTTTGTATCATACTGCCCGGAGTTTCCACTGGATTTACAATTGTTCATCAAACGCGTTTACCGGGATGATGAATATATTAAAGAGGTTGAAAGCAAG